GGTGTAACTGCCCAGGTCTGCCTATTTTGAGCAGCTATAACTTCTTGCTTTGATGCAATGCGTTTTGTAGCAGTTTTCATAGCTGCCACGATAGCCCTACCCCAAGCACTGGTTTCACAAACCATTAGCTCAGAACCTGCGGTCATTCCTTTGCCTGGTATTTGTTCCCAGGCACAAGCTACTCCAGGCCTAATATCATGCGGATCACGATAACAGGCGGCTGTATAAACCACATAGGTTTTATCGCCTACCTGAACAATGTCGTAAGGTTTATTTGGGTTATATGGTTGCAATGATGCTTCCGGATATAACTCTTTAAGCTGTGCAATACGCTCAGCCACATCAACATAATCGTTTATATTCATTAACGATTTTCCCGATCCCAAAGACTAACAACTTTGTCCATCAAGTAATCATTATCGGCAACTAATTGTTTTTCTCTTAGTGCTGGATGATTCTCACTTATTGTTACCTTTTGAACTTTCATTGATGATTGCCTGGCATCAACAGTTCCACGCTTATAGCCACTCTTAAAGCCTTTGTCGTAGCCATTCTCAACTGCAATAATCCAGGTTGCAACCAACAACAATGCAACCAAAGTAAATAGGATTATTACCATTAACCAACCGTATATTTCATAGTTCATATTTCACCACTTCCTTGAACTTATCTAACCAATAAGCTTCAACCATTTTGGCTGATAGCCTTCCTCTGATCTGTTTAGCACCAATTGATTTTTTGGCGTGTTCACGGATCAAAGAAGCTTTAACATAGTGCTTACGCTTTTCATCAACATAAGCCCCTGATTCCCTATCATATTTAACTAATTCCAAGTCATTACCTTTTCTAGTTCGGCCGGTAGTTCTATCGGTTCAACATTGTTAATAACTTCATACTTGCTGCCATTAGGGTGAATTGATGGTGGCAATACAACATAGCCTTTATGCTTGATGTCTATACCAGGTATCAACTTACCCTTAAAATGTTTGGTCTTATCAGCTTTAAAATAGAAGTGATAGCCATTATCTGTTTTAACTGTATGAGTATTAAATTTAACGCACATCTGCCTGTACAACTCCCAGTTAATCCTGTTGTTTATATTTCTTAAATCAAAATCTAAAACAACAAGATTTGATTGCGCTATTGCTAGGCCAATATTTAAATCAGGCTTGCTAAACCATCTATTGATCTGAGCAATGTCCAGGCTTGCATCTAGGTAGCCGTGTCGTAGGCAAGGTGCAGGTTCTTTGGATTGTGGCTTCAATGGCATCACAAACCAACCCTTTTCGGCATAGGCTACGGCGTTCAATGGTTCACCTTCTGATTCTGTACATAATTAGCAATTAAAGAAAATAATTTAGCTCTTAATCTGCGATTAGATTCATCAGGTGTTTTAGCAATAGAACTGAAATTACCTAAAACATTTTCTGTAGAAGACACATACGCATCCATATCTTCCATATAAGCCAATTTGATTTTTGATGTAACTACGCTTTCAACTACTTCTATCATTATTGCACCCCTGCCATTTTGTATAAATTTAATTTACATTTTTGGGTATGTTTTGTATTGCCTATAAAATCTGTAACGCATCCACAATTTAATTCAAACTGATAATTGTGAACATTTAATTTATGGTGATTTATGTAGCCATATAAAACATCTTTATTTGATCCACCAGTTGCAGATTCATAACCGCAAGAACAGGCAATGTCATATTTACAACCAGGATATTTAACATTATCTTTTTTTAATGTTTTTTTACCATCAACATAAACAAACCAAGTAATAAGAACTTTATGGCTTGTTGGAACTAATCTCATCATTAACCCCCTTCAGGTTAATTGCATTTACAAACGCAATTAAACACTAGGGATCTGACAACTGCAAGACCCTTAGGGGGTGTGTCTAACCAAAAGCCTTACCCATAGCTGTAAATGACCCATCAGCATTAAAGGGAATCATCTCTACGCTTACATTGCCACGCTTCACATGCACGATAACCGCACCTGCCTGCCATTGGGCGTAGCCTTTCGTATAAGCCATCTTTTTTAGGTCACTGGTATGACCACACTCTACCCCTACTAAAACACGCTCTAAACGGCCATTAAAGGCTTCTGAATGGCATGTATAGCCCAGCCTGTGCGTATGCCCTGAAATAACTGACCGACCCCACCTACGGCTTAGGTTTAAGGCAGTTTGACCGGCTATTTTAGAGATAACTCCTTCATCCCCATGACATAGAACAAAATTAGTGCCAGGAATGGCATAAGGCTGTTTTGCATAATGTATGCCTAGATCATCAAAGGCCATAAATTTTGGATATTGCAGCTCAGGCAATCCCATAAGCCCTGGGATGCGTTGCAAGGATTTATACAACCTATCGGAATGATTAGATCTTGATACCACATCAGTTTTTAAATCGTACAAAATATTTTGGCAGGTTATCCGATCATCATCTAGTGTTTGCAAAAATGATTCTGCCCGGCCTTCACTAAACCTACTAATGGTATTGAAATCCATTTCATCACCAACATTAAGAACTAAATCAAACTTAAAAGCATTGACTAGCTTCTTTAGGTTGGTGACAGCTTCGGTAAATTGGAAAGGTACTTGCAGGTCACTGACCACAAGATAGCGTGCGTTAAATGTTTTATCGCGCTTAATCTTCATCCTCATCATCTGTAGGATCAATTCGTGGAATGATCTCACTAGGTTTAGTAGTTGGATTGACCCAATCAGGTAATGAAGATCCTGGTTCAGTTATTAACCAAAATGCCACATCACTACTAAAACCAGCCGCCTTTGCAGCGCGGTACATTTCATTTAAAGTGATGTAATGATTTTCTAATTTGTTTAATGCATCAGCCTTACGCGGTGTACGGCGTTTGCGTTTAATGGCTTTGTTTGGTTTTTTTGGGGTCATAGTAGTTATATTCTAAATCAGACTATTCCACGAATAGCGCGTTCAACGCCTTCTTCTAAGCTAATTTTTGGGGTGTAGTAATCACTCATCATTGTTGGATCACCTACCCGATAGGCCACTCCTGCCGGCTTATCGGTCAATATTTTAAATCTTTGCGCTGACAGCTTCTCATAACCCAGGGTTGCCATAGCCATTTTTGCCAGCTCTAAGAATGTCGTTGGCCGACCTGTACAAAGATTAACAGTTTGATTGCAATTGTTTTTTACCATTTCAACGGTTGCATCAACCACATCATCAATGTGTATAAAATCCCTGGTAGTAGTTGCCTTACCCCAAATATGAAAAGGGTTAGCGTTCATAATAGCCCTATGGATAATTGATGGGAATGGATAATCCAAATCTTGATCTGTACCATAACCGCTAAATGGTCTAAGTGTTACTACCTTTGTGCCTTCTTCACGCAAGTAATTCATAAGCATTTCACCTGTAAGTTTTGTCCAGCCGTAGGTCATATCAGGCTTGCCAATTTTATTGAAGTTAATATCTTTTTCTTTTAACTTCTTCTTTTTTGCCAAAGTTTGTAGATCTACTGGATAAGCGGCAGATGATGAAAAATACACAACATAAGGTTGTTTTGTCCGCATAGCCCAGGTTGCAAACTCAGCATCTATAGCCAAATCAACAGCTAAAGCCAATGGTTCATTTTCTATCATCATCCGGCCACCTACTAATGCGGCTAGATGTATCACTAGATCATATTGTTTTTTCTCAAGCTGAAAGAACTTACGGCAATCAACGCCTTGCTTCAAATCAACTAAGGTTAAGTTGGCATAAGGCAATGCACGCCTAAAAGCCCTGCCGACAAAGCCGTGTGATCCTGTAATCAATATGTTCATTTAAATTTAGTCACCAAATCTGCATATTCTTGCGATCTAATATATTTCTGTAATGTCAATAAATCTTCTTCATACCACTTAGGTTGATTTACCCTGGCATAACCTTCATCCATTTCAGCTTTACCTGCTACTGGATGTAAATGCTCAATAATCACATCAGGTAGGTATTTTAGATAATTTAGATCTATACCTAATTGCTTTACAAAATTGTCAAAGAATAAATGGATACATCCTGGAAATGTCATACCCTGCAATTCCATAACTAAATCTCTACTCATTCCAAAGGCTGTTGGTAAATTCTCACCCTGCAATAGATCATTTCCATAAACAATGCCGGTGTTAATTCCTAACGCTTGAATAAAGGCTTTATCCCAGTTTTGGGTTCTAGGTAGATGATCATCACCCATGAAAACAAAATAATCATATAAAGGAAACTTAGTAAAATCCAAAAGATAAATCGCACCGGTGTTAAGAGAAGCTGCACAACCACCTGTTTTATTGTCGGCAGGTAAGCATTTAAATTTTTCATTTTTGGCGTACTCATTCCATTTGGGATCATCATTATCAATAATAAAATAAAGATCCGCTTCGGTTTGTGTATCTATAAAAGCCTGTGCCAATCTTGCGGCGTTTTCAGGCCTGCCCCTACTGGGTACAACCACGCACATCTTCATGGCC